GACGACACGCGGGCCAAAATGTTGGCGACCGAAGCGGCAACCGCTCGACTGGCAGGCCAAGCCGAACTATTGAAACCGACGGTAGACGGCGTTACAACCGCGTTTGAAGGCATGGGCGGTGGCGCCGGTGGCGCGTCTAAGAAAGTCAATGAGCTGTACGGCATTATAAAAGACAAATTGACCGAGGCGTTGGACGACGCTAAAACCCAATTGAGCGACGCACAAACCGCGTTTGCCGATTTTGGCAAAAATGTGGCGTCAAGCATTTCGGACGCATTTAGTTTTAGCGACGCCAAAGAAGCCGGCGACGAAACAGGGGCAGGCTTTTTGGCAGGTTTGCGCGATCAGGTCGCAGGCGTCAAACAGTACGCCAACAACGTGGACTTGTTGCTTACCCGTGGATTGTCACTAGACGCGCTACAAGCCGTTTTGGACGCAGGTGGACAGGCAGGCGCAGCAATCGCCAATGAACTGGTTGCAGGCGGTCAGGAAGCTATTACAGGCCCCGGCGGTGTAAACGAACTTGTAGCCACCGTTCAAGGCGTAGCCGACAAACTAGGCCTAGACAGCGCAAGCCGTTTTTACCAAGCCGGTGTAGATCAGGGCCAAGCCCTTGTTGCCGGGTTGGAAAGCGTATTAGCCAAATACGAAAAGATTTTGAAAAACCCAAACCTAAGCACTAAACGCCTAAACGCGCTTTTACAGCAAGCCCAAACCGACATTGCATTTACACAGATCACGGCAGGCCAACCAGTTGCTATACCGGCGCCTAGCGCTTCGAGCATGGCAAGCGTTGCCGAACATCAAGCAATGCGCGGCAGTAGCGCCCCCATTACCGTAAACGTTAATGGTGGCATGGCAACAAGCGCCGAAATTGGGCGCGTCGTGGCCGACAGCCTTAAAGCCTTTACACGCCAAAACGGCCCGCTTGAAGTACCCGTAGTTGGTTACAGGTAATGCCAGGAAGTGCAATAACCCAAGCCGGCAATTACAGCCTTTTAATTGACACCGGTTACGACGTTGGCAGTTTTGTACTGGATAGCGACATTAAAGGATTACTGGACGGCGTATACCCGTTGGGACCGACAACAGATTTTGCCAACATAACAGCAAGCACTACGCAAATAAACATTCGGCGCGGGCGTCGCGACATTGGCGACCAATTCGCCGCGGGAACAATGACTTTTACCATTAACGACGTGGACGGCATTTTCAACCCGTTTGACAATAACGGCCCGTACTACAACACCCCGGAAGCATTGCCGGGCCTTGCCCCAATGCGCGCCGTGGAACTAATCCGTTATGACAGCTCAAACAATCCCGAATACTTGTACCGCGGCCGAATTTTAAATTATGACTACAACTTTGCTTTAGACGGCATAGACACCGTTACCGTTTATTGTTCAGACAACTTTTATTTGTTAAGCCAAACGTTTATGGACGAACTCAACGTTGGTGTTGAAACGTCCGGCGAACGCATAGAAACCGTTTTAGATTTGCCCGAAGTCAACTACCCAACTGGCGCCGCTCGAAGCATTGACCCCGGCACAGTAGACCTAGGCCACGACGCCGCTTACACCGTGCCGGCTGGTACAAACGTTTTAAGTTACCTAACCCAAATAAACCAAACCGCAGAATTTGGCCGTTTGTTTGTGTCACGCGCAGGCGTATTAACTTTTACACCGAGGACGGGTACTACTCTTTCCGGCAGCGTTGCCGACTTTCACGACGACGGCACCCAAATACCCTACGACGGCTTAGGTATTACGTTTGAAGCTGACCAAGTAACTAACCGCGTACTAATAGAAAACCTAGGTACAGCAATAGAAACCGCCGAGGATTTAGCTAGCCAAGCCGCGTTTTTTATTCAAACAAACAGCATTACCAATAGCTTGTTAGACGACACGGAACTAGCGGGCGCGGCAACCTATCTTTTAGACCCATACCCGGAAGCCCGCTACAACAGCGTTGAAACCGTATTTGGTGCCCTAACCAACGCACAACGCGACACGGTAGCCATTATTGACATTAACGACACCATAACCATAGAAAAACAATTTGTAACAGGTAATACAACTATGACCCTTGCCCAAGAGCTAAGCGTAGAGGGCATAGAACATACGATTACTTTAAATGGGCACCGGGTCGCTTTGTTTACAAGCCCTACAACCATTGTTTATGAGCTGATTTTAGACGATTTGAATTTTGGCCAACTTGACGCGCTTAACGTGCTTGGCTGAATTAGGATAGGGGCACTATGGGAGCAAACGCACAAATAGCAGTACCGGCTTTTACCGCAGGTCAAGTACTTACGGCAGCACAGCAAACGCAAATAAATACGGGTATACCTGTATTTGCTACAACAATTACGCGCGACGCGGCTTTTGACGGTGCAGGTGAAAAAACACTAGCCGAGGGCCAATTTGCTTATATTGAAGCAACCAACACAACTCAGTATTACGACGGCGCAGCGTGGGTTTCCATAGGTGCGACGCCTGGTCTCACCTACATAAATACTTTTACGGGTACGGCAACTGCGGCGATTAACTGCACAAGCGCGTTTAGCGCAACATACCAAAATTATCGCATTATTTATACACAAACCGCAGCGGTTGGAAGTAACGATTTCGTAATGCGGTTGCGTTTAGGTGGTACAGATGCAACAACTAATTATAATTGCGTAAGACTTTTTGGAAACGGCTCAACTGCAGGTTCGTCGTCTAATCCCACGGGTACTGATGATTGGTTTTTAGGAAATACAGACGGAACAAACCCATACGCTTTATGGTCTATAGATTTGGCTAGACCGTTTGACGCTGCGCCAACATATATAAACGCAGTTGGTTTTTATAATTCAGTTACACCAACAATTACCCCAACGCAAGTTGCTGGACAAAACACAAACTCCACCTCATACGACGGGTTTTCAATGATTACTACAGCAACCTCAATTACTGGAACAGTTCGCGTTTACGGTTACAACAACTAGGAACAATCATGGCAAAAATTAGTTATTACAATGAAGTTACTGGCGAAACTGTTGACCGTGAATTGACTGCGGCAGAAGCAACACAACGCGAACTGGACATTGCAAAAAGTGAAGCAATGAAACAAGCCGAGGCAGACCGTCAAACACTTAAAACAGTGACCTTAGCCAAACTTGGACTTACTGCCGACGAAGTAGCCGCTTTACTTAGTTAATGAGATGGCGTTACATGATCGGGTACGTGCTTTTAATTGCCGTAGTAGTTTGGGGTTGTAGTGGTTGCACAGTTTCTAAAACGAATATCGAGTACCAATGCTTTACAAAGGCCGCTTGTGATTAAGACACCGGAACAACAGCACGCAGGGTTAATAGTTTTTGTTGGCCGTTTAATGGCTATTTGTTTTTCGTTTACCGTCATGGCATTTATATACGGCATTTTGTTTGTAGATCAGCCAACCGAACAGGCCCCGACCGACGCGCAACTCATTGACCTTTTAAGCACGTTGCTAGTTTTTCTTACTGGCACATTAAGCGGGCTTGTTGCTTCAAATGGACTTAAAAGCAAGCCAGGAACACCAACCGAATAATGATTGCTAAAGCCAAACCAAATGTTGTTGGCGCGCGCGATTACATAGGGAACAGCGACGGCCCCGCAGCGGGTAAACGTGCCGGCACCGAGGAATGGGTAAGGCAAGCTGCCAAATACTCAAACGGCGCGTTGTGGAACAATGGCACCTACGGCCAACGTGACGTTCGCTCGAAGCCGGGCACATTGTCAGTACATGCCACGGGTCGCGCAATGGATTTGTCATACAGAAAAATGGACGGCAAAGGCATTAAAGAAGGTCGCGCGGTATCTAAAGTTTTTATTGACAAAGTGCTTGCAAACGCAAACGCTTTCGGCGTACAAATGGTCATTGACTACCACAGCAAACCTTGGGGCGCGTCGTGGCGTTGTGATCGCCAAGCGTGGAAAGTGTACGAAACAAAAACCGTTTCAGGTGCACCCGGTGGCGATTGGTGGCACATAGAACTAAGCCCAGCGTTTGCCGATAACCCGGACGCCGTAAAAGCTATATTTGAAGCGACCTTCGGGGTATCCACAACCGCGTAACAATCGTTGGCTAAGGTTTTTCCACCGACGGAAAGCCTAAACCTATGACAGAGCCGCAAACCTTTCTTTACGAGTACTACATAACAACCCTTGAAACAGGGCAGCAAGTTATGGTTCAAGTCTTTAGAGATCCAAAAACATTTGATTGTTTGCACGTACAAATGGCATTTAAGAGCCCGGCACACGGAACATGGGGCAACCCCTACCAAATGGAAAGGCCCAACTAATGATTATTCACAGATTGCTCACAAGCTTATTAGCCCTAGTTTTGGGCGTTTTGATTGCTTTTGGCTTTAATAATGCACAGGCCACCGCGCCAACCCCACAGGTCGTAATTGCTTCCCTACCGCCAACAACGACAACTACAACCACAATGCCCGCATTGGTCACTACGTGCTCGCAGGTGGCGACCTTGGCCCTTGCCGAAGGATTACCGCAAGCCGAACTAGAAACCGCGTTACGGGTCGCTGTACGTGAAAGCCGCTGCACAAGTGACGCTTTCAATGCTTACGACACAATGGGCGGGTCAGCTGGGGTTTACCAAATAAATTACTTTTGGTGCAAACCTTCGACGTACTGGCCTACCGGCTGGTTGCAAGCGCAAGGCATTTTGCAAACATGCGACGAACTATTTGACCCTGTAACAAACACTAAAGCCATGGTTGCCATTTGGCACAACAGCGGTTGGCTACCATGGAAAACAGCAAACTAAACAAAGGAACCCGACACATGCAAGACCCGACACAAACCGCCCTGCAAAGGCACGAAACAGTAATTAAAAACTTGTTAGACGAAATATGCAGGCCCGCACACATTCCGTACAAACCGAAACACGCCGATTTGATCGCGCGGCTAAAACATTTGGCCGTTGATCTAGACCTAAGCGGAAATACAACCGACTGGCAAACCGTAAGCGAAGCAATCGAAGCGCTTGGCGGGTGACATGCCACAAATTGCGCTAACCCAAAACGAAATTGACTACGCCTACGCCGTTGCACGTTTACGCATTGACTGGTGCGACGCGCGCGGTGCAAAACACAACTACGGGCTAACCCCAGCGGACAGCCTAAAAGCAATGAAAATAGGCTGCATTGGTGAGTTTGCTGTAGCCAAATACTTACAGCTCGCCTGGGGTTTTGAACCGTACAACAAAAACGCTAGCGACGTTGCCGGCTACGAAGTAAGAAGCACATTGCGCGCTAACGGTTGCTTGCTTACCCATGAGTGCGACAAACCCGCAATATACATTTTGGCAACACTTGACGCAGACACACGAACAGTAAGCCTTCGAGGTTGGCAAACGTTGTACGAAACATGGCACCCAACACGTTGGGCAACCAACATGCCGGCGCCGTGCTTTATGACGCCACAAAGTTTGTTACACCCAATGGATACGTTGCCCGCAGCAATTTAAACCCGACATTAAGGACCCGACACATGGCTTTTAGCATTGACAATTATGTAGACGTACCAACCCGCTTGAACGAAGCGTTGAAACGTTGGCCGAACCTTCGAATACAGGAAACAAGCGCGGAAGTTGTGACCATGCCGGACGGAAGCACGTTTTACCGTTGCACCGTGACCGTTTGGCGCGACGAAACAGACCCGTTGCCAAGCATTGCGACAGCTGCCGAACCGTACCCCGGCAAAACCCCTTACACCAAAAATAGTGAGTTTATGGTTGGAATGACTAGCGCGTTAGGCCGTGCCCTTGGGTATATGGGTTGTGGCGTAAGCAAAGCCATTGCAAGCAAAAACGAAGTACAAGCCCGCCAGGACCAACCAACCGAAACAAAGCCGAAAGCACCTGGCACCTATGCTAAACAGGCAAGTCAAAAGCAGGTTTACTTCATAAAGTCATTGGCCAAAGGTGCCGGCTTTGACGACGCAGCTTTGCACGATTACATAGCCGTAACCCTTGACAGCGACGCGGTGACGCTCGAAACGTTAAACCCCGATCAGGCCACGCAGGTAATTGACGCAATGAAAAAACTACCTAGCACTAAGGGCGACTAATGGACTTGGCACAACAGTTAGAACTACTTGCGCGCATGGTGCGCTTAATTGAGGAAATGCAAAACAGCGCGGACTACATAGGTAAACAAGACGTTGTTTCGCATTTGCGTTGGTCAACCGATCATTTGTCAAGGGACATTTGGGCGCGCACAGTTCACAAGGATTACAGCACCAATGGCAATGCTTGAAGCCCAATTTAAAAACGCAGTCATTGAAATAGCACAACGTTACGGTTGGTTTGTACACCATGACCTGCCGGCAATGAACAAGCGCGGCAAATGGGCCACACACATTCAAGGCGATAGCGGTTTTCCCGACCTTGTGCTAGTCAACCCAAAGGGTGTGCTAGTTTTCGCCGAACTAAAAACAGACATAGGCGTAGTACGCAAAACACAAAACGCATGGCTTGACCGGCTTGAACAATCCGGGGCAATCGTGCAAGTGTGGCGACCTAACCAGTTGCCCGTAATCATTCGCTTTCTAGCTAGCGCCTAGACGCTCGACTAGCCAAGCCCTAAGCCCGTTGCACGGCAGTTGGGAACATACGGCAACGTAGGTAGTGCGCTATGCCCGCAATCATGCGCGACGAAATGACCGGGCCAATGGCGCGGCAGCCTGTAAACATAA